TCACACTCGAAGCCAACGCCGAAGACCTTCGATCCGTGCCTCTCCTGTCCGGGAGTGTCTCCGCAAACGTGTGCGAGGCTGCATCCACGGCGCAGAGCCAAACCCCAGCACCGGACTGATCGGTCCGCTTGGTCTCTCCTGTCCCTGTGACAGGCGCAGTTCCTAGGCGTAGAGCCAAGCATCACCTGTCGTGTTCCCTTGGTGGGCGCACACGAGCAGCACGAGGTACCTAGGTCATGGGTGATGTGCGGTGCCGGCCAGGCTGAGACCTCGGTCCTGGGCGGCCGGATGGGGGGGCGGGGCGGGCCCGTTCCGCTGACGGCCTCGATATTGAATTTGGGCCTGCTCCTGAGATTTTGCAGACAAAGGGAGCCGTATACAGATTGGTCGCTGTATACGGCTCCGCGTTCGGTTTCTGCCAGTTCCGTATACACACAAGGAGGTCCCTATGACTGGGACGATTATCTGGTGCGCCCGTGTCCGTCACGACGTCGCGGAGTCTCGCTCGGAGGTTGAGATGGCGATCTCGGCTGTGAGGCGGCAGGAAGAGGTGGAGCCTCCGGGGTTCATCTTCGTGACTCCGATTGGGGCGCCAACTCAGCGTCTCCTGAACGTCGATCACATCTCTTCCGTCGAGGCGATTCCCGGCAGCGGGATCTAGGGGGCGTCATGACCAAGGTTCTGAGTCTCCGTGTCGCTGACGATCTCGCTGAGTGGGCTGAGGCCTATTCGAAGGAGCGGGGCGTGACGAAGCAGGCGTTGCTCGAGGAGGGGCTGCGCGGGTTCAAGGACGATTGCGAGCGTGGGGTCCCTGAGGTTCGTGTTCGGGTCGCTCCGAGCGGTGTGGGTGCCTGCCCGAAGAACGCTGAGGGTCACGTGCTCGCGGAGGCTTCGCGGGATCCGCGGCGGTCGTGCGTGCATTGCGGCCGCCCGGGTCGGGACAACGTGGAGGCCAAGGAGACTGGCGGGTTCTTCGGCGAGGCAACGATGGCTCGCGCGGATTTCTTCTCGGGGCTTCGCTTCCCCGAGTCGGCGAACGGGAAGCCCGTCCGCGCTTGATGACGTTCACGCCGGAGGACTTCGACGCGCTGAGTCTCCGCGAGCAGTTCAGGGTGTTGGCTCCGTTCGCGGAGTCTGATCCTGAGGTCGCTCAGTGGATGGTCGACACGGAGGCGTTGCTGGCCCAGAACCCGCTCCTGGGGTTTGAGCCGCACCCGGCCGGCCCGGATGGCCGCCGCCCGCAGTTGGAGTTCATTAGGGCGGTCACGGCTGTCGTGGCGGCGTTCGCTGCGAACCAGTTCGGTAAGAGCACGATCCTGACGGTCTGCGGGCTGCGGGAGGCGATCGTCGACGGCACTCTTCTGCCTGAGCTTCTGCGGCGCACGAAGCGGTATGAGGGTCCGACGCACGGGTGGATCTTCTGCCCGACCGAGGACAAGATCTACGACAGCTTTCAGCCGGCGTTTGAGGACTGGTGCCCGAAGGCGGCTTTCAAGGGCGGGTCGTGGGGGAAGGCGTTCAACGGGGCCCGGATGCAGTTGTCGATGGCGGGCGGGTCGACGATCACGTTCAAGACGTACAAGCAGGACCCGTCGACGCTTGGTGGTGCCCGGTTGCATTGGGTGGCGTATGACGAGCCGCCGCCGAAGAAGCACCGTGAGGAGGGCCGCATGCGCTTGGTCAGGTATGGCGGCTATGAGATGTTCGCGATGACGCCGTTGGATACGAACACGGCGTACGTCCGGCGGTCGATTTGGAAGAAGCGTGAGGCGCCGCATATCACGGTGGTCCGCGGTTCGATTCACGACAATCCGCATTTGGATAAGGCGACGGTCCAGAACGCGCTGGGGGACCTGTCGGATATTTGGCGTCGGGCGCGGGAGTTCGGCGAGTTCGTTGATGTCGGCGGCCTGATCTACCCGGATTGGGAGAAGTGCCTCGCACCTAAGCCTTGGGGTCCTGCTGTGGTCCGGTCGTGGGACATTGTCGTCGGGATCGATCCGGGGATCCGGAACGCGGGGCTGGTGTTTGTCGGCTTTGACCGTGACGAGACGGCTCATGTCTTCGACGCTCATTTGTTGCAGGACTCGACGCCGAAGGAGTACGCGGCGGCGATCCGGCAGACGTTGAAGCGCTGGGGGGTCAGGGAGGACCGGGTGTCGTTCGTCGCGGACCCGGCCTCGAGGCAGCGTGGGCAGACGAACGCGGAGACGGTGATGAGCGCTCTCGCGAACGAGGGGATCTATTGCAATCCGGGCCAGAACGACGTGCAGGCCGGGATCGGGCAGCTCCGGGTCCGAATGTCGCACGGCCGGTTCTGGGTGTCGCCTGAGCGCACACCGGGCCTGATGGGCTTGCGGGATGAGGCGGACGAGTACGCCGCGAAGGAGCCGGGCGAGGGGCACGACGATTCCCATATGGAAGTCGTGAAGTCCAACGATCACCGGCTCGACGCCCTTCGCTACGCCTGTATGGAACGTTTTTGGGATCCGGTCTTCGAGGAGTCAGCGCCGGGCCGGATGTTGGGGTTTGACCCGACGGTCGCGGTCGACGCGAGCAGGTACAGGGCCACTCCTGAGGGTCACCCGATGGGGTCGATGACGTAGTCAACCGAGTAGAGGGAGGCCGCTATGCCGGCTAAGTCCGAGAGCGCTAGGCGCGCCGATGAACTCGACGCGCATTTCGCTGAGCGTCGCGCGGCCGGGTTGCCGGCGCACCGCCAGCAGGAGCACAAGGCCGTCGTCAACGGCGTCCATGTCCACACGCTCGCCGGGGTCGCGTACGTCAAGACGGATGGTGAGCAGGAGCTCGACCAGTCCGCGGTGTTCGCGTTGATCCGTGAGCTCGAGGCAGTGTTCCAGGCGGTGTCCTGATGCCGACGATCACGGAAGCCCCCGTGCGTGCCTACTGCCACTGTCGAGACGCTCGCTGCCCCGGCTATCAGCAGCAGGAGATCGACGCTGTCCGCGAGGAGGCGTCGTACACGTTCGGTGAGAACGGCGGCGACGGCGTCTTCACGCACATGGTCGAGAGCAGCCGTGTCGAGTACCGCGCCGCGGATGAGGCTGATGTCGCGTGCCCGGTCTGCAGCGCGGACCGTGAGGTGACGGGTACACCGCGTCCGCAGTACGTCAATGAGAGCGGCTTTGACCCGATGGGGCTGCTGTCGGTCCCGAAGTTCGACGCTCACCCCGACTCGGTTCCGGCTGGTGTCAGGGGCGAGACGGACGACGAGATCGAGGCACGGTTGCGCGCGAAGCTCCGCGAAGAGGCGATCGAGGCGAGGCTTCGCGCGGAGTTGGCTGACTGATGCGCTGGGTCCCTCACGCCGCGATGCGGCCTCACAGGTGCGCGGTGATCCCGTTCGTCGGCAACTCGAACGCCAAGAAGGGGTTCATCGACACCGGGACGGACCTCGCTGGCTGGGACCCGCACGTGTACGTCTCGGTGGAGGCGGTCGAGGAGATGGCGCGGATGATCGGCTGGCAGCCCGCGCACGTCCAGCAGGGCACCAGGGAACGCGCTGCGGTCGTGCAGGCTGACCTTGATGCGGCGCGCGCTGAGGCCGAGTCCTTGCGGGAGCAGTTGGCCGCGGTCCGGGTCTTGAAGAACGGCGGGTTCGCTCAGGCCAATCCGCCCGGACGTCCCAGGAAGGTGGCAGCGTAATGGCTGATTCGAGCGAGAGCGCCTACGGGACCGTCTCGATCGGGGCGGCCGCGTCGGTCGTCAAGGCTGCGCGGTTCCGCCGCGAGTCGATCCTGATTCAGAACGTTCACGCCTCACAGACGCTCTACATCGGCTCGGACTCGAGCGTCCTGACGACGACGGGCCTGAAGATCGCCGCGGGCGAGTCCGTCCGGGTCAGAACGAAGGGCGACGTGTACGGCATCGCCAGCGGCGCGGCTACGGACGTCCGTTACTTCGAGGAGTTCTGAGGTGCTGCCGTCAATCCCGAAGCTCGCGGACGTGGACGGCGGCGTCACCAAGCACACTGCCGGTGCCGCGACGCTTTTCGCCGCGATCATGGCCGACGCCCCGCTTGGGTACTGGCGAACGAAGAGCGGGGCGGACGAGACCGCGAACGCTCTCACCCTAACGGGCTTCAACACTCCGGCTGACGGCACGTCACTGGACGCCTCCAACACGGGGAACCCCTCGATCGCGCTGAACGGCACCAACAACCTCTTCGACAACACGCTCTACGCCGCGCTTGACCTGACCGGCAACCTGTCGATCGCGTGCCTGATCAAGCCGACGTCGCTCACGGTGAGCGGCGCAGACGTCGTCCGTAAGGGAAACCAGTACGGCCTGTTCATCGACACCAACTCGAAGCTGCAGGGGTTGTGCCGGATCGGCGGCTCGCCGGTCACGGTCGTCGGCGCGACGACCCTGGCCGTGAACACCACCTACTACGTAGGCATGTCCTACGACGGGGCGAACATCAAGGCCTACCTCAACGGCGTCCAGGATGGCGTGCAGGCTGCCACTGGCGCGGTAGATGTCACCCACGGCGCGGCGTTCTCGATCGGCATCTTCGCGAACGGTTTCACGGGTTTCATCGACGAGGTCGCGCTCTACAGCGCTGCGCTCGCCGGGTCACGTTTCGCGGCGTACGCCTCCGCGGCCGGGGTCTAGATGCCGGTCACGCTCTACGTCGACGCTGACGACGGCGCTGCCAGCGACGCGTGGACGCACGCGCAGGCCGCCGACGACCCGACCAAGCCGTTCCTGACGATGCAGGCCGCGGCGATGCTGCTGCAGGCGGGCGACACGATGCAGGTCGAACCGAGCACCCTCGGTAACGCGAACCCGGCCGACGCCCGCGGCGACTTCGACGTCTACGCGGGAATCCACATCACGAACGGCACCACGCAGCTACCGGCCGCGCTCAACGGGGCGGGCGCGACGATCAACGTCGTCGGGCACATCGTCGGCGACGTCCGCCCGAAGATCCTCGAGCTGACGTTCTTCGAGCTTGACAACTGGGCGTTCGAGGGGTTCCAGGTCGGCTACGACCGCGACTCCGGCGACGACTACAGCACGGTCAGTCTCTTGCACAACTGCAAGGACCTGACGTTCACCGACATGGTCTGGACCGGCGGCGCGTACTACTGCATCAGTGGCCGCGGAACGCTGCACTTCGACCAGAGCACGTGCTACAGCCCGCTAGTCGACACCGGCAGTTTCCTCGACGGCGCCGGCTTTCACCTGCTCGGGTTCGACACGTCCACGGGACTCGACCACCCCTGCATCTTCCGCTTCACCGACTGCTGGTTCGAGAACGTCGAAGGCGAGGACTGCATCCAGGCGGCGCTCGGAGACCCGGCGTGGGACGATCACCTCGAGGTGATCGGGTGCACCTTCAAGGACATCTTCCAGTCGGGCACGCCGGGCGCGGCGCACACCGACTGCATCCAGACGACGGGCGCGACAACGGTGACGGTCGTCGGCAACCGGTTCATCAACTCCTCGTCGCCGTTCATCGCCTCCGACGGCCTGCATGACCGGATCACGTTCATCCGCAACCTGATCGACGGGATCGGCAACGGCTTCTTCGCGCAGGGGTGCGCCGAACTGGTGGTCGTGCAGAACACGATCATCTGCCCGGGCGTCGGCGTCGTGGTCGGCGACCGCGCCAACCAGTCCAACCCCGCTTTCGTTCAGAAGTTGACGATCGTCAACAACCTCGCGGGCGATCTCGGCTTCGAGGCTGACATCGTGGTCGATGAGGACAGCGTCGTCACGAACAACGTCCTGTACCGGCAGCCTGGGTCTGAGACGCCGTGGGGCACGCAGCTCGACGCGCTCCCCGAACTCGGCTCCTCGCTGCGTCTCGCAGAGGCGGGTCTGACCGGGGACTACGAGCTCGCGAACGACCCGACCGAAAGCGTCGGCATCGGCGACGGGCGCGCCCTGGCCGGCCTCGATCTCACAAGTGATGAGATCACCTACGCCGCGACCGACTACCTAGGCCGCGCGTTCGCGACACCGCGCGACACCGGCGCTTTTCAGTCGGACCCGGGAACGCTCGTCACGGCCGCGGCGCGAGCCCCGTACGTCCTCAACAAGACGCCGCTCGGTAACGGGGCCGCACTCGACGCTGACATGACCGCCCGGTTCTTTCCGAAACCGGGGAAGGAGATCAACGCGGCGACCGTCACGACCTCGAGCGCGTACGTCACGGACGTCGCCGGGGGCGTACTCCCAGCCGTGGTCACCCTCTCCGACCCGGACGAGGACGGCTACCAGACGCTCACCTTGAACATCAAATCCGACTTGAGCCCACTTACCGATGGTTCGCTCTACCCGCTCGTGCTCTACACCGCGCACCTGACGACGGCGATCGAGGACACGGAGGGCTCGGCGATCATCGCGACGTCATGGGACTTCCGTGGCGTCGGGCCTGCTGGGCCAGCGGTCGGCGATCCGGTCGTGGATACGGGCAGCATCATCACGATCGAGACGGGCAGCGAAGCGGGCGCGATCCTCAGGCGTCTTGCGGCGGCCATCACGGCAGCGGCTCTGCCGTTGCCGGACAGTAACCCGACCGGTTCCCCGGTGGTGTTGGTCTTCACGGTCGACCCCGTATCGGGGCAGCGGGCTATCTCGCTCTCCGGCGGCAGCCTATCCGGGACGCAAACCGTGATCGTCATCTGAGCAGGGACCTGTGCCGGTGCGGGTGTTGGAGTGCCCGCGCTGCGGGTCCCGTGAACGTCGCCCCAACGGGAAGGGCTGCGCTGAATGCAACCGGCGGCCCGTGCACCCCGGCCTCACACGGGCTGAGAGCTACCGGTTCGCTCGGCTGCTTCGGGATGACTTTGAAGACATCGCCGTGACTCCGGCGATGCGCGCGTACTTGGCCGCGTTTGACGCGTGGTTGCTGGAGCGGTCCCGTCACATCAGGCGGACGCGGGTGGCGGCACTGGAACATCTTGAGAACGACCGGAGGTAGCGAATGCTCGACCTGATCATCGTGGGCCTCATCGCCGCAGGGTTCCTCGTCCTCCTGGACCGTAAGGACGCTCGCGCGAAGACCGAACGGGAAGCCGAACGCGTGGAGCGACAAGTTCTCCTTCAGCGCATCCAGGCACCGGACGCCGCGGTCTATGAGCACGCCACCCGGGACCTTCCCGCCGACCCGGAGCCGTTCCCGATGAGCGACGAGCAACTCGCGGAGCAGGAAGAACGCGCCCGCGTCCTCGAGTTCATCGAACGGCATGAGGGCTGATGGCCGCGATCACTGAACCCCCGAAGGAGAAGGAAGACAAGCCGGGCGGCAGCCCTGTCCCTTCCGATATCCGCGACAAGGTCAAGCGCGGGCAGGAAGCGACGATGAAGGACGCCGCGACCCGCCGGCTGTGTCACAAGTTCTGGGAGGGCGACCACTACTGGTACGTCAACGCTCAGGGCGCCCTCAGGTTCCTGTCGACGGCGCTCATCGACGTCAGCGGTGGCAAGCCAAGCCACCGGATCCGGAACACGTACAACTTCATCCAGTCGATCGTCGAGGGCAAGGTCTCAGCGGTCACACAGAAGGTCCCCGGCTACGAGATCGACCCGAGCTCGGCGGACAACATCGACCGCCAGGCCGCCCGGATCGCCGAGCAGGTCGCGTACTACGGGTATGACAAGTGGTACCTGCGCCGGATGGGGACGGAGGTCGCGACGCTCGCCCTTGTGCAGCGTGAGGGGTTCGCGATGCCGTACTACGACACGAGCATCGGCCCGTTCAAGGACGGCGTAGGGCGCGGCGAGATCCGGGTCCTGACGTTCTCCCGTTCGGAGATCATGTGGGAGCCGGGCCAGAACTTCCTTGAGTCCCGGTGGCACGCGATCCGCCGCGCCGTCCTGATGGACGACATCAAGGCGATCCCCGGCTACGTCGGCGGGAAGCTGATCGCGGACGCGATGACGTCGGACCTGCCGTCTGACAAGAAGTCCGAGAAGATGGCGATCCTCACCGACTATCTCGAGCGGCCGTCCGCGAAGTACCCGAACGGCCGGCGGTGCTTCCTCGCCAATGACCGGGTCGTCGTCGATTACCGGCAGGACCCGTCAGCCCCGGAGGGCGCGAGCTGGTACGAGCCGTACCCGTACATGGACGCTGAGGACGTCGTGTGCGACGAGCCCGTCATCCACCGCCTGAGCTACACGGTGAACCCTGAGGGCGACGACCTCGGCCTCGTCGAGCGGCTGATTGACCTGATGCGCACGGTCAACGACTGCTGGAACAAGCTTTTGGAGTGGAAGAACCGGACGCTCCTGCCGCGCTGGACGGCGCCCAGGGGCTCGGACATGCGGACGAACGACGTCCCGGGCGGCATCGATTACTACCGGCCGCAGGGGACGAACAAGCCTGAGCAGGAGCGTCCGATCCCGGTTCCGCGCGAGCTGTTCGACATGCTGAATCTCGCGGTCGAGCAGATGCGCGCGCTCGCTGCGGACATCAACGCGCAGCCCGAACCCGACCTCGCAGCCCGCACCCTCACCGCAGCCGTCGAACAGGCCAGCCTCCGGTGGCAGAGCTTTCTCGGCGACTACGCGGAGTTCCAGTCCCGCCTGATGCGGCACTGCCTCACCCTCGTCGCCCGCTACTACACCGAAGAGCGGATCATCGAAGCCCGCGGCCGGTACGGGTCGGAGCCCATCTCGGCGTTCACGGGGCAGGACCTCCGGTCCCAGGTCAACGTCCGCGTCCTCCCCGGCTCGATCGAGTCCAAGAGCCGCGCGCAGGTCATGCGCGAGATCGAGTTCATCCAGACCAACTGGCCCGGGGCGCTCTCCCCTGAGGCCGCGATGGCAGCCATGCACGGCGGGAACGCCGAAAGCCTCCTCCGCTCCTACACGCTCGACGTTGACCGGGCGTGGGGTCTCGTGCAGAAGCTCCGCAAGGGTCCGCAGGTCATGCTCGAGTACGGGGAGCGCTTCGACCCGGAACTCGGGGACCCGACGATGGGGTTCATGGTCCCGAACTGGATGCCGCGCAAGCAGGACAACGTCGCGATCTGGAAGAGCGTGGTCGCGGACTACACCAAGACGGACGACTTCGACCACCTGTCTCCCGAGTCGCAGCAGATGTTCGACCTGGTCCTCAGGGGCCTCGAGCACAACGAGCAGCAGCGCGAGATGCAGATCGCGATGCAGTCCCAGAACGCCGCCGCAGAGTTGGGACAGGCGAACGCTGCAGCCCCGCAAGGGAACATCGCCGGCCCGCAGGCCCCGCAGGGTCTCACGCCTGAGCAGGCCGCGCCGGCGGCGATGGCCTGATGGCCCGCAAGGTGAAGGGTCCGCCGTCGTACAGCGCGAAGTACTACGGCCCGCGTTACAACTCGCGCGCGGACGACCGGAGCCCGGACCGTACGCAGTACGACGACTTCGGGCAGAAGAAGGCGAACAGTGGCCCGCCGCGGCCGGGGAAGGTCCGGTCGGTCATGCGGGACGGCGCTGCGTATGACGCGCGCAACAAGCGCCCGAAGCGCGACTGAAACACCAGCCTTAGCCCGACAAGGGCCAAGCGCCCGCCTAGTGCGGGTGAACGACTACCAGGACGGTGGTCCCATCTCCCCGGCTTGATCCCCCGGGGTTCACCTAGCGGACAGCCCCCGGCATGTGCTCAGGACGAGCCGCCGGGGGATCCGCGCCCAACCAGAAGGAAACGCCAATGAGCGTCGAAGACGGCATCCCCGAAGAGGGACAGGCCACCACTGAAGCAACCCAGGACTGGGAGAAGGACTACAAGGCCCTCCAGGCCGAGTACACGCGCAACCAGCAGACGCTCAAGAGCTTCGAGAGCGACCCGAACGCGCTGATCTCCTTCATCCAGGAAAAGCACCCTGACCTTCTCGTCGGAGATGACGAGGAGGAAGAAACCGAAGAGCCCTTCGTCGACCCCGACGAAGACGACATGCCGATGACGCGCGCCGAGCACAAGGCGTGGGTCGCCGAGCAGGACCAGAAGTCCCGCACCACCGCCGCGCAGACCCAGTTCGAAAAC